TCTTTAGAAAAGATAGCTAATTGCCTGGACGTACTGACGTTATGGGTCGAAGAAATAGATAAAGACGAGTGGGGTGAAAGAATACAATTCTATTTAGCTGAATTTAATAAGCTAGTACCAAACGAGGATGAAGAAACTGGGGATAATAGTACCGTACAGGAATAGACCTGAACATTTAAAGATTTTTATTGAGCATATGTCTAAGTACCTTAAAGACTTGGACTATGAAATTATCATAGTAGAACAATTAGATGATAGCGATTTTAACAGAGGTAAGTTACTAAACATAGGATTTTTAAAAGCTGAGGATTTAGGTTGCGATTATGTAGTTTTTCATGACATTGATATGTTACCTATCGATGTGGACTATTCTTATTCTGATACTGTTTTACATTTAGTCAAAGAACTTAAAACACCTAAGGGTTTTACACGAGATAATTTTGACGAATATTTCGGTGGAGTTACTCTTTTTCCGTCATCTATATTTAAAAAGATTAACGGTTATACAAACAAATACCGGGGTTGGGGATTTGAAGATGATAATCTAATGTTAAGATGTAAAGATGCAGGTGTAGAGCTTGATAGTAAAGTAGTATTACAAAAAAGTAGAGATGGAGTAGGATTAAAATTTAACGGCAAAAATTCGTTTGTTGCCTGCCCTAATGTATTTAACTCTGTAAGAGATTTTAGTATATTTATAAATTTTTCTATAGATAAAATTGAATCTAACGAAAAAGAAATAACCGATACCCATTCAGTTTTCTCTATCCCCGGATTTGATAATACATTAACCTATAATTCATTCAGAAACTTTGCTTTCCAGTTTTGGAAAAAAAATCTAAGCTCAATGAATATTAGCTCAGACCACTTTCCTGAAGGTACTTACTCTGTACTTATTACTATTAAAAATAAATCCGCCCCTAAAACAGTTACTATGTACCTTAATGGCAATAAAGTAGGGGATTTAACTTACGATAAGCTGTTCGATATAAAAAAATCTAAATACTTTTACTTAGGAGTAGGCAATCCAGAGAGAGAAGAAAAACAAAATTGGTTTAACGGTAAAATAAATACGTTCGCAGTTTTTAATGAAGCTCTTTCGGACATAGATATAGAAAGGATTTCTAATAATATAAATTACAGTTTACTAAATATAGGTTTGCCCCAACCTATCACGTATTACGACGGTAAGTATACTAGAGGTAACGAACTTATAGATCTTTCTGGTAACGGTAACAATGGGACAGTTTTTAATTGTTCACAGAAGGTTACTTCATTTGTTAAAGAAAAGTATATGAGTATACCAAAAAGAAGAAACGGAGTATTTAAAGGTATACCTCACGAAGAAAACGGCTACACAAACGGGTATTGGAAATCTTGGCAGAGTAGAGAAAATCAATTAGACTACCTTAATAAATATTATAATAAAAACTCAGAATATAACAATGACGGACTTACTACCTTATATTATGTTAAAGTAGAAGAAAAATGTAGTTTAAACGAACATCACTTAAAAGTTGACTTAACATGAAGTTAGGAGTTTGCGTACCATATAGAAATAGAGAAGAACATTTAAATATGTTTATACCAAGAGTTGGCAAACATCTTAAAGAACAAGGTATAGACTTTCAAATGTATTTTTGTCATCAAATAGATGATAAACTATTTAACAGAGGTGCTACTAAAAATATAGCAGCCAAACATGCCCTCGAAGATGGGTGTGATTATGTTGTATTCCATGATATAGATATGATACCTGAACCTGGAGCTGATTACTCTCACCCAGGGGATAAACCTATACATCTTGCAACTAAGATATCTCAAATGGACTATGAACTGAAGTACCATGAATACTTTGGAGGAGCAGTATTATTTAGTAAAGAGCATTTAGAGAAGACTAATGGCTATTCAAATGACTACTGGGATTGGGGAATGGAAGATGATGACCTATTTTGGAGATGTCACCTTGAAGGGTTAACAGAAGACCAGTACCTAAATGTACCGTTTAAAGTTAAACAGTTTTTACATTTCAATGGAGAAAATGCTTGGGCAAAGATTAATAAAACTAGAGAATTAAAAAACTTTAACGCTAAAGGTCATACAATATCCGTACTAACAAGAGCATTTCAACAACCAGATAAGAACCCTGTTTACCTTATAGGTGAAAAGAGCAAAAAGTATGTTGAGTATCCGATAATTAGAGTAAAGGGGTATGATTATGGATTATCATTTAACAACTCCAGGGCTTTATCTTTAATTTTCTGGAATACTTTTAATCAACATAACTACATGTGGTTAAAGAGATATGACAATCAGTGGAGCTGGGTGACGGCAGTCTTCAACGATAAGGAACATTTAACTCATTTCTACTTAAATGGTACAGAAGTAGATAGTAAAGCAGGACACGGCAGTTCTTCTCCTTGGAAATATAGCGGCCAGTTAAAAAAGTACGGTATTAAAGACATATACCTCGGTACTTCTCCATCTTTAGGAGAAAAAGACAGTGCTAAGTGGTTCAAAGGAGATATAGCCGATGTAAAAATATGGGACAGACCTTTACTGCCTGAAGAAGTACAGAACATACATACTGAATATCCATCAGACGGATTAATATACAAGTGGGATATAGAAAAATTAGAAAAAGAAAATACTGAAATCAAAGAAGAAGAATTAAACATACCTAACTCTATAATACCAGCAAGAAGAACAGCACGCTTTACCTGCCTACCTCACGAAGACGAAGGACTAGTAAATGGAACCTGGAAAAAAGGAGAAACCACAGCACGTAATGAAAAAAGATACGTACTTGAAATGCAAAAAGGAAGCTGGGACTATAAGCAAGATGGTATAAAGCAATTAAAGTATGAATTAATAAATGAGGAACAGTTGACTCCTTGGGCAAAAATGCTTAATATAAAGTTATGACAGATTTAGAAAAAGGAGGATTAGAAGTAGTTCGAGAGACTTTAAATAAGACAGGGTGTGGTTTCTGCTTAGCTAAATGGACACAGGTTACTATTCATTTACAGACAGGTATGACACATTCTTGCCACCACCCCTCTCCACATAAAATACCTTTAAATGAGATTAAAAGGAACCCAACAGCATTACACAATACTATGCATAAAAAACGTGCTAGAAAAGAAATGCTTGAAGGAAACAGACCGAAGGAGTGTGATTACTGTTGGAATATAGAAGATAGCTCAGATCAATTCTCAGACAGGACTTTTAAGTCTAATGAAGAATGGTCTAAACCTTACATGGAGGAAATAAAAGGATTAGGGTGGAGAGATGATTATAATCCAAAATACGTTGAAGTTTCTTTTTCAAATGTATGTAATTTTAAATGTTCTTATTGCGGACCAGCTTTTTCTTCCCAGTGGATGCAAGAAAGTAAGAAATTTGGACCTTATCCTACCTTTGATGATTTTGGAGGATTAAAGTATTTAGAGGAGCAAGGAGTAATGCCCTATAACCATAAAGAACATAATCCATATGTAGAAGCATTTTGGAAATGGTGGCCAGATCTATATAACGATTTACATACCTTTAGGATTACTGGAGGAGAACCTCTACTCTCTCAAGATACTTGGAGAATATTAGACTACATTTTAAATACAGATAACCCTAACCCCAATTTAAAATTAGCTATCAATACAAATTTAGGTATACCTGATGATCTGTATAATAGATTTCTCGAAAAAGTAAAGCAATTAGAAAACTCTGGTAGAATAAAAGAATTTACCATATTTACTTCAGCAGAATCCACAGACGGACAAGCAGATTATATAAGACACGGTCTTGATTTTACAGTATGGAGAAATAGGATAGATGAAATACTTACTGAAACTAATAGAACTGCTATCGCTGTAATGGCTACCTATAACGCTTTATCTGTACCGAGATATATACATTTAATGGAATGGGTTTTTGCAATCAAGAAAAAGCATAATAATCCTCAACGGTATTGGATATCAGCTTTAACATTAGATTCAGCTTACCTTAGGTACCCTAACCACCAAACAGTTAAGATACTTCCAGATAACTTTAGAAAGTATATTATTGAATGTATTGAGTACGCAGAAAAAATGGATACTATTTACCCCAGAGAGGAGATAGAAGTATGGAAAAATTACTATACAGGATTTACAGGAGTTGAAATTGCAAAAATAAAAAGGATTTTAGATTGGTTTGATAACAAAGACCCAGAACATATAGTTAAACGTAATAGAAAAGATTTTTACAACTTTGTTAACACTCATGATAAAAGAAGAAATACTAATTTTGTAGAGACCTTTCCTGAATTTGAAGAGTTTTACCTAGAATGTGGAAAATTAAATAAAGACGATGAATAACCCGGAAAAAGTAAAAAAGACCTTAGACAAAATTTCACCGTCAATGTGTGCTGCAAAATGGTACAATGCCTCTATTTGGTTAAGCAACGGTAAAACAGCCAGCTGTGACCATCCTCTTGGGCATAAGATACCTTTAACAGAATTAAAGGATAATCCCAGTGCACTCCATAACACAGAGTTCAAAAAAGAGCAAAGAAAGAAGATGCTCGAAGGAGAAAGACCTGATGAATGCTCTTATTGCTGGAGAGTAGAAGATGCTGGGGATACACATAGTGATAGAGTTTACCAATCATCACGTTATTCTGATAAAGATATTAAAAAACTATCAGAACTACCTTACGACGCTAATATAGCACCTAAAACTTTAGAGATTACTTTTGATAACCTCTGTAACCTAGCTTGTAGTTATTGCAATTCAGAATTTAGCTCTACTTGGTCTAAGAATATACAGAAACACGGCCCTTATAAAAATATGAGAACGGAAGGAGGGTTCACATATGAACATACTTCTGATTTTACGCTACCTCATGGACATAAAAATATAGGGAATACCTATGTAGAGAAGTTCATGGAATGGTTTCAAGAAATTAGAGGGGAATTACAAGAACTTAGAGTATCCGGTGGAGAACCATCTAGAAGTCCTCACTTTTGGAAATTTCTTCAAGAGTGCAATAACGATACATTTAATTTTGCCGTTAATAGTAACCTAATAATGCCTGAACATAGACTAACTACATTAATTGATGCAGCAGATAAGTTCAAAGGTATGGACATGTACACCAGTGCAGAAAGTTACGGGCTACTAGGTGAATTTGTCAGAGACGGATTCTCTTGGGATGAATGGGTACGTAACTGTGATAAGTGCTATGAATCAAAAAAACTACGTACTACTAATGTTATGATGACCATTAGCGCTCTAAGTGTATGGACAGTAAAAGACTTCTTAAAGTTTATAGTTAATAAAAGAAGGAGTTATAATGATAGTAACTACTTTATGATGACAGTTAACATATTAAGGTTCCCATCATTTCAGAGTGTTAATATTATTGAACAGTCATATAAAGAACAAATAGCATTAGAATTAGAAAATGAACTTGACTCAAGTATTGATTGGATGCAACAGTTTGAAATAGATCAATATAAAAGGTTAATAATTTACTTAAGAAAGGTAGATAGAGGTTACGAGGATAAAGATGAATCTATAAATAAAAGAAAAGATTTTAAAAACTTTGTTAATCAATACGAACTTAGAAGAAAGAAACCTACCTTAGAGTACTTTACTAAGGACTTACTAAATTGGTATAAAAAAGAGATAAATGTCTGAACCTGGAGACAAAATAAGCAAATCATTTTGCATACTCCCTTGGATTCATTTACATGTTAATCCTAGTGGAGATGTATACCCATGCTGTGTAGTAGATTGGAGAGAAAAAATAGGAAGTGTTAATGACAGTACCTTAGAAGAGATATGGAATAATGATACAATGAAACAAATCAGACAGCATATGTTTCAAGGTAAAGAACATAAACTCTGCAGTAAGTGTTATGAACAAGAAAGTCACGGAGTAGACTCACCTAGGGTAACTGCTAATAGAAATTTCCCAACACATATAGACAAAGCTAAATCCAACACAAATGATGATGGACATAATAGCGAGTTTAAACTTGTATATTGGGACTTCAGATTCTCTAATCTATGTAACTTTAAATGCAGATCTTGTAGTGTAGCTCTAAGTTCTAAATGGTTCGAAGACGAAGCAAAACTATACGGAGGAAACAGTATTGATAAAGCTTTAATACACGTTAATGATCATTCAAAGAAAAATATCAACTACTACTTAGATGAATTTATACACGATGTTGAGGAAATCTACTTTGCAGGAGGAGAGCCATTAATAATGGATGAACATTATATGATTTTAGAGAAATTAATAGAGGTAGGAAATACTGATTTAAGTCTCCGTTACAATACTAATTTATCTTACCTTAAGTTTAAGAAGTGGGACACATTAAAGCTGTGGGAAAACTTTAAATCAAATGGGAAATCAACAGTAGGTATATATGCTTCATTTGATGGTATAGGAAAAATCGCAGAATATGCGAGAAAAGGTACAAAATGGGGAGTAATTGAAGATAATATAAAAACATGCCTACAGGCAGATGTTAGTTTTAATGTAAGCTGTACAGTAAGTATTTTTAATATTTTACACCTACCGGACTTTGTGGACAAGTTAGTAGAGCTTGGAGTATGCTTTTACCACATAGGTCTTTATAACGTCCTTACATTTCCTCATTACTACCATATAAACATACTACCTAAAAATATAAAGAAAGAAGTAGAGCATAGGTTAAACACCCACCTTCAGGGAATGAAAGAGGACATGAAAAAAGACTTTGAACCTAAATACAAAAGCATAATTAACTATTTATATTCAGAACTACATGCTCCTTTAGAAGAAAGTGAAAAAGACTTACTTAAGTACACTAGGGGCTTAGATAAAATAAGAAAAGAGTCATTCGAAGAAATATTTCCCGAATACTCTGAATGGATGACTTTAATTGATAAGTAAATGTATAGAATAAAACTAGGTTACGATAGTCTACTAATACAATACAAGAACAAGGATTTTTCTGACGGTAAAATTAAAAAATTATATGCATTCCCAGGTTTCGAGACTGGGGACTATGTACATCAAGGAATTAAAGCAGTTCAAGAATATCACAGCGATGTTATATTTTTAAAATCAAAAAATGATATTGAGAAAGAATATAATATAACATTTCCTCTTAATTTAGATAATAATCAAAAAATTTTTAACAAGAAATTTTTACATAATTCATTAAATCGTAATTCTACAGATATTAATATGCTAAAGAAAATGGATCAAGTAGAGATAATTGAGGATACTGTAGATAATTTTTTACATAATAACGAACAGTTTATTTACCCTTATGCAGTTATAAATGAACAATTTTTTTTAGAAGATATACCTTTACCTCCATCTAAAGTTATAAAAGCAGTTAAACAGGGAAAAGCTAAAATAGTTTTCTTTTATGGTGCAGAAGGTCATACATATAATTTAAAAAAGTTAGAAAAATTAATTGAGTTTACTAGAAAAGTTGATGTTAAAGTACATTATTATCATTCTAATTTAAAACTTGGTGAATCCTACAAAGAATGGATAAAACTTTTCCCTAATGAGACTACTCGTAACCTTATTATTAAGCGATATTCTGCTTTTGAAATCGACCCATGGTTTATTAGGTTTGATAAAACCTCACAGAGTGATGTAAGTAGGTTACAACAGGACTATTATAAACACTTACAAGAACACGAAATAACAAAAAAGATTATAAATACTAAGAACCAAAAGAAATTTTTAGTATTTAACAGAAGACCGCGGCTATTCAGATCACTTATACATGCTGCTATTAAAAGTGATCCACAATTAGATTCTAACTCTTTCACAGGTATAGAGAGTAATGACGGTATTGAGGGTACTATTAACCTTGCATCTGCTAATTCAAATAAAATTTATAAAAGTCAAGAGATATTAAAATATATAAAAGATAATAAAGCACGGTATAGAGATATAGGATATAAACTCGATGTTGATCTAAGCGAAAATCAAGCATTCAGTTTTCCCCTATCTTTCTACTATAATACTCTAATAAGCGTTGTTACAGAAACAGAAACCGAACCAGATTGTGTTTTTTTTACAGAGAAAATATTTAAACCAATTTTAGGATTACATCCTTTTATTGTAGTAACTAGCCCATATTTCTTGCAAACATTACAAGACGAAGGTTATAAAACGTTTAATGACTTTTGGGATGAATCGTACGATACTATTACAGATCCTTTTGAAAGATTTACTGCCGTATTGAAACTAATTACTGAATTAAACAGTAAAACAGTAGAAGAGTTAACAGAAATGTACTTTAAAATGTTACCTATAATGAAGCATAACTATAATAATTTCTGTAACAATGGAAGACATACCTTTTTCCTAAAAGATTTAGAAAAGTATACTCCTTATTCACCTTTAATATAATGAAAGCAAACCTTTTTACTTTTGGATGTAGTTATACACAGTTTTCATGGCCTACCTGGTCGGTTTGTCTTTCCCCATATTTTGACCGTATAGATAACTATGGCCGTTGTGGAGCAGGAAATCTGTTCATATTTACTTGTTTTTCAAACGCAGTTGCTGATGATAGAATTAAAAAAGGAGATACGGTTATAATTCAATGGAGTTCACTTGTAAGAGAAGATAGAATACTACAAAATCAAGAAGAATACTCACTTGGAGGGTATGCCTATAGAAACGGGTTTTATAGTGATAAACTCTTAATAAAGTATTTTAATAGTTTACAAAAGGGCTTAGAATTAATAGGGTATATTACCAGCATTATAGCAATTTGTAAACAAAGAGGGATTAACTTAAAAATGTTTCACATGTTCGAACCTTGGATAGGTCCTTCCACTGGTGAACCTGCATATGTTGATATTGAGTTATTAAATTACGGTAATACCAAACTTAAGGAATATAATGTACTACAGAAAATTAAAGAATTATGTGCTACTCCTTCCTTTTTTCCTAGTAGTTTAGAAATGCTAAACGATAGCAAAAAATACGGTATAGCGTACAATAAACAACCAGATACCGGCAATGTTGTAGAGGATCACCACCCGCCATCAATAGTACATTTACAGTACTGCATTAAGTACATATACCCATGGCTTTCTTCATTGGATTCTACTAGAAAAGTAGATAATATAGATAAACTAACCACTAATATTAAACAGTGGAGTGAATTTAGTAAAGATAAAAGTAAAGTTGAAAGTGTACCAGCAAATTATAATTTTCAAACTTATAAGGATAAATCTCTAATTATACCCTCTGCTTTATTTGGTACTAATTATACAGAACCTAATATCCCGTTTAAATTTACTGTATCACATTTAATTTAAAATTAAGGAAATTTAATATATTTATTAAAATACAAATAAATTAATATGAAAATTGGTTTTATAGGGGTTGGAAAACTCGGAAAAGATGCAGCCGAAGTGATGGCAGAAAAACATGAAGTTATAGGATACGACATCACAGATGTATCTCCTGAAAATTTTAAAATGGTTCCGACAATTAAAGACGCATGTCAAGATCGTGAACTTATTTTTATAGCTGTACCAACACCTCATGACCCAGCTTATGACGGTAGGTACCCAACAGCTCATTTACCAAATAAAGATTTTAACTACCAGATAGTCAAAGACGTATTAACAGAAGTTAACAAACATGTTAATAGACACCAGTTAGTAGTTTTAATCTCTACAGTACTACCAGGTACAATTCGTAGAGAGTTTATAGAACTTATACCAAACGGTAGATTTATATACAATCCGTATTTAATAGCAATGGGAACTGTAAAGTGGGATATGGTTAATCCTGAGATGGTTATTATTGGTACTGAGGACGGTTCTATGACCGGTGATGCTAAGATATTATTAGACTTTTATTATACGTTTATCACAGAGGGTATACGATATGAAGTAGGCACCTGGGATGAAGCAGAAGCTATTAAAATATTCTATAATACATTTATATCTACAAAAGTAGCTTTAGTTAATATGATTCAAGATGTTGCCGAAAAAGGAGGTAATATGAATGTGGATGTAGTAACAGGAGCTTTAGAAAGATCTACATACCGTATATTAGGTAAAGCTTATATGACAGCAGGTATGGGAGATGGTGGTGGATGCCACCCAAGAGACAATATTGCTTTACGGTATATGGCGGAAGAACTGGGTTTAGGTTATGATCTATTTGATGCCATAATGAATGCTAGAGAGAAACAAGCTAAGAATCTAGCTCAACGATTAGTAATAGAAGCTAACAAAGTAACCCTACCTATTATTATACTAGGTAAATCATATAAACCAGATGTTCCCTATGAAGACGGTTCAACAGCCATACTTACAGGGCATTATTGCAAGGAAATGGGCATTAAACCTGAATTTGATATTGAAACAGATAAACCTGCAGTATTTCTATTAGGACATATGGGGAAACATCATGACTACAAATTCCCAAAAGGATCAATAGTGGTAGATCCATGGAGAGCATATAAATCAAATATTAATAAAGTTATACATTACGGAAACACAAGATTATGAATCTAACACCAGAAGAAGTACAGTCTCTTAAAATACTAAAAGAGAACACAGAAAAAATAACTCAAGAATTTGGATTAATTAAATTAGCAACTTTAAATTTAGAGGCAAGAGAAGAAAATGCTGAAAATTTACTTGTTAAATTAAAAACTCAAGAAACCCAAATAGTAAAGGCTTTAGAAGAGAAATACGGACAGGGATCTATAGATATAGACAAAGGCACTTTCACTTCAGCTAAATAATTGTTTTACGGTAGTTACTGTATATTTATTTATGTAGGTCAAAACTACTTTTTATAAACTGGTTTCGAATCTATTATGATATTTATTATAGACTCAACAAATTAATATAACAAAACATGGCAGAAACATTAATCTCCCCAGGCGTATTAGCAAGAGAGAATGACAGTTCATTCATAGCCCCCTCTGCAATTGAAGCAGGAGCAGCTATTATTGGACCAGCAGTAAAAGGTCCAGTAGAAATTCCTACCCTAATCACCTCTTATGGAGACTACCAACAAAAGTTTGGTACGACTTTCACTTCAGGAACAGCTAAACAAGAATATTTAACTTCCCTTGCAGTAAAATCTTACTTCAACAATGGTGGGAACACTGTCTTAATGACACGAGTAGTATCAGGATCTTATACAGCAGCAGGTAACACTGCAGTTGTCAGCTCTGATGCCGGTGCAGCACCATTTACACTTGAAACATTAGGTAAAGGTACAATTCTTAACAGTTCAAGTTCTTTAAACTCAGACGGAACACTAGTTGGAGGTACCGAAGACAATATTAGATATGAAATTTCTAATGTCGATGCTACTAAAGGAACATTTAGCTTATCAATCCGAAGAGGAGATGATGCAACTAAAGGAAAAGTAATTTTAGAATCGTTTAACGATCTATCTTTAGACCCAGTATCAGATACTTACATTGAAAAAGTAATTGGTAATCAAGTTAAATCAATTAATACTTCAGAAGTACCGGCTTTTATTAGCACTACTGGAGAATATGTTAATAGATCTAAATACATTAGAGTTGCAGCTGTAGCTAGACAAACATTAAATTATCTAGCAAATGATGGAATAAGTCTTACTGATGCAGGAGCTTCAGGTTCTTTACCAACTGCACAAAACGGAGCATTTGAACTAGCTACTGGTCTTAATGGATCAGGAAATTTCTTCGATACAATTGATAATACAGATACACAAGGATTAGGAGATGCAACAGCTTACGCTGACGCAATCTCGGTACTTGGGAATAAAGATGAATATGTATTTAACATTATATCTGCACCAGGTCTTATCTATTCTTTTGGAAATCAAAAAACACAATTAGACTCAGTAATCTCATTAGCAGAAGAAAGAGGAGATGCAATTGCAGTAGTAGATGTAAGTCCACACGGATCAACAGTATCAAGTGTAGTAGGAAATGCACAAGGAGTTAATAGCTCTTACACTTCTACATACTGGCCTTGGCTACAACAAGCCACTTCAGTAGGATCTAAATTTGTTCCTGCATCAGTTGTTATACCTGGAGTATATGCATTTACCGATGGAGCAGCAGCACCATGGTTTGCACCAGCAGGTTTAACTAGAGGTGGATTAGGAGATGTAATTCAAGCAGAAAGAAAATTAACTAGAGTGCAGAGAGATACTTTATATGCAGCTAACGTTAACCCAATAGCTACTTTCCCAGGAGCAGGCATTTCAGTATTCGGTCAAAAGACTTTACAGAAAAAGAAATCAGCTTTAGATAGAGTAAACGTAAGGAGATTATTAATCGATCTTAAGAAATTTGTAGGAGATGTATCTAGAACGTTAGTATTTGAACAAAATACAATAACTACACAGAATAACTTCTTAACTTCAGTTAATCCTTATTTAGAATCAGTAGTACAGAGACAAGGACTATATGCCTTTAGAGTAGTAATGGACGATTCGAACAATACCGCAGACGTAATAGACAGAAATCAATTAATAGGTCAAATCTTTATTCAACCAGCTAAAACAGTTGAATATATAGTTCTTGACTTCGCAATTGAGCCAACTGGCGCAACGTTCGGAGCATAATTTAAAAATAGAATATTTATAATAAAATAAAGACATGGCAGTATTAAATCCAAACGACATAATGTTCACAGCATTCGAACCTAAAGTACAAAATAGGTTTTTAATGCTGATAAATAGGATACCTTCTTTCATGGTTAAAACTGCTTCAGCTCCTTCTTTTGAAGATGAGGAAGTTAAACTTGACCATATTAACACGTACAGAAAAATTCGTGGTAAGAGAGAATGGGGTAACATGGACATGACATTATATGATCCAATTACACCATCCGGAGCACAAGCAGTAATGGACTGGGCTCGACTATCTTACGAATCAGTAACAGGTAGAGCAGGATACTCAGATTTCTATAAAAAAGATCTAACATTAAACATTTTAGGACCAGTAGGTGATATTGTATCAGAATGGGTAATTAAAGGAGCTTTTATAACTTCAATGTCACAAGGAGACTTTGACTGGGCCAGCTCAGATGTAGCCGAACTATCGATTACAGTTGCAATGGATTACTGTGTATTGAATTACTAAACACTACATTATTAAAAATAAAGCCCGACTTAGTGTCGGGTTTTGTTGGTTTATAAAGTTTTTTTCCTTATATTTATT